ACTCAGGGGCAAACAGGGTGCTCATATACAATCCAACAAATTGGACTTACACTGGAACGAATATCACAATCGTTAATCCTCCTTACGGCGGCGGAAGCGGATACTCCGGCATGGCCCTAAGCGGACTGGACAGCAACACACTTTATTTTGACGGCAGGCCGCCAACTGGATTCCCACTACTGAACAACACAAATGTCTTTTTCACCTATTCCCTGAACCCACAAACCGGCATAATGACCACCTTGATAAATAAGTTCACCACAAATTTTGGTCAGTATTATACTGGCGGCGACGTGAAGGTGCTTCCCATTGATCCCGTGTCGCATACTTACAATCCGCACATAATCTATTGGCTTGGGAATGGTGTTGGAACATTGGTGTCGAATGTGTATGGTTCAAACGCGATGTTGATTCCTAATCAGATCATTTCGTATAGCGTGGATACAACTAACCAACCAGTCGCTTTGAATGCGACTGGGATCAGCAGCATCCCTTTCCCAGTGTTTAATACTAATGCCAATCTTGGTCATGTCGCGTATATCGCACCTTTGACGCTTGATATGCCGATTGGCGGGTCTATTTTTTGGGACGGCGGTGGTTCTAACTTTACAAACACTGGGAACTTAAGCGCAGCGATTGCCTCCAATCAAACCTTCAACATCTTTGATCGAGGTGGGGCGGGATCACTTGTTTTCACACCAAGAACCAGCACAATAAGTGCGACGGGAAATGGCGGAAACACGGTGAACTTTTCTGGGACTGTTAATGCAAACCTTCTACAATCTGCTGGTGGATCGGCACTTTTCATAAATGGGTCAACAACTCCACCTGTGTCTCGTGGAACGGCATGGTGGCTGTGGGTTTCAAACAGTGTGCCTTACTCGGTTTCACCTGCTGGCACAAACGCTTTCGCGCTGCAAGGGGCATCCCCTTCATTCGGCACGGTGACCGCCACCAGCTTCAGCGGCAGCGGCAACGCGTTGACGGGCACGAACCAAGCCAACTCCGGCAACCTCCAGAGCGGCGGCACGAACGGCGCGGCGGGCATGGTGCCGACCTTCACCGGCGCCGGCGGGACATGGACGGCTCAGACGCCCAGCGGCGGTGTCACACTGACCCAGTTGAACACGGTGGCAACCAATGCGACCAATTACACAGCGACAACGATTGCGAATGGTTTCAACACCGCTACTATCGGAATCACGAATAGCCCCGCGAGTTTCACCATATTGACAACGGCCAATGGGCAGATTTACGAACCTTATGCTTTCCAAGGCGGCCAGTTTTGGCGGCAGTTCGTCCTTAGCAATGTGTGGAATCTTCAGGATGCGAATGCGGCAAATGCAATCACAGTCAGCAACATTACCGATACGGTGAATTTCGCGGGCAACATCAATGGAGCGAGCAACCTCAACCTCGGCGGCCCGATCACGAGCGCAGCAGGCAGTAACAACTTGCAGGCGCTGAACGTGGTAGGGAACCTGTCGGCGGGGAGCATATCCTACGTTCAAACCAATGGGCCTCCGGTAACGAATAATATCGTCACGCAAAGCGGCACGAACATGATTGTTCTGGACGGGACAAATCTTTGGCAGTGGGCAAACCCATTCTACTATGTTGCGTTGACGGCAAGTTCGGTTGTGCGACTGAGCAACTGGCCATCAGGAACAACGATCACTTTACAGGTTCAAAATAGCACAGGCTTTGCAACGAACACGCTCAACTATTACACCAATCAATCTACTTCCGGGAGCTATGGATGCGGAGTGCAGCCAAACGTATCTGGGCAGTTTGTAGCCATGCCAAACAATGATGCCGGGTGTATCTTGATGGATCAGTTCCTGATTCTGTCTGGGCCAACCAATAGCGCGTGGTTAGGAGTTCAAAACCCGATTATTCGATAATGAAAACAACACTTCTTTTACTTCTCTGCTGCTCGCGTTGCTTTGCGGGGATGCTAATGCAGAGCGCCATCCCAAGTAACGTCGGGTGGTGGCCTATGAATGAAGGTTCAGGAACGAACTTAACCGATTATTCCGTGTCTGGAAAGCCAATGCAGGTTTATGCCAGCCCGCTGTGGACAAATGGTTTGTTTGGTGGCGAGATCATCTTCACCAATACGGCAAGCCAATATGCCCATACGGCAACCGCACTGACTGTGACAAGCTACACAATTAGTATTTGGGCTTACTATTATAGTATTTCGGGAAGTCAGAGTGCTTTTGGCAATGGGAATCCTGGTTCAAGCGGCACGCTTTTATTCACATCGGCGGGTGTGCCTACCGTGTTGCATGGAGCACACGGGCAGGTGTCTGGTGGAACAGCTACTCAAAACGCATGGATTAACTTGTGCGCGACTTACAATGGAACGACTATCACAATCTACACAAATGGCGTATATGACACAAGTGGAAATCAATCAATGACTGCTCCCGCCACCTATGAGTCTATTGCTGGGGCGTCTGGAAACTATGCTTATGGTGGATTTAGCGATCCTCGGATTTACAACCGAGCATTAACTTCGAATGAAGTATGGAAACTATACGGGGCTGGCTACGGCTGCCCAACGCAATGAAACACTTTTTCACACTCATTCTACTCTGTCTCTGCCTCTGTCTCACGGCGCGGGCGCAGAGTCCTGTTGGAAGCAACTATATAACTGTAGCTTGGAATCCAATTCCAGTAGCATCAAGCTATACGGTCTATGCTGGCTTGGAGAGCAACAATCTCACAATGAGTTGGACTGCTACGTCTAATCAAGTCACCGTGTTAGCGCCTGTCGGAGTGCTTTACATTGCGGCAACCTCTACAGTAAATGGATTGGAGTGTCCTTACTCAGCCGTGATTTGCGGCACGAACTATCAGCAGCCAATTACTGGACTGACATGGACAAATAATATCACCAATGTGGGGATAACAACTATAATTTTCAACATCAATAACCATTAACTCATGAATCCACAAGAACAAGCGCATAATGACTTACTTGACAACAGAGAAGCAGCTAAGGTATCAGCTAGTATTTCTGACGCCATTACAATAAAGCAAGCCACATTTGGTCATATCTTACAAATGTTAGTTCTTGGTTGTGTTGGTATTGTTGGTTTCTTTCTACAAAAAGAAGTTTCAATGAACCGCGAAACTCATGATACAGTTATTCAACATGGTGCTGCATTGAATGATATGTCAAACCATCTTGATAGAATTGAAGAGAAAATGAAACGTAATTCTTTAATAGATCGTAGCATTGATTCAACTAATGTTACTTTGATTTCTGGATTGGTTAGCAATAAATAAACAAATGAACGACCCTAAGATAGTTTTAGTTGGAATAGCTTTGGTATTAGCTGTTGTTGCTATTATCAAACCAACATGGCCTCTGTGCGCAGTTGCTATTATACTGATTAGCACATATCTGTTAATGAAATAAACTATGACAAAAACAAACATGAAACTCGCACTGGACTGCATTGCAGTAGCTTGTATGGCACTTGGTGGTGCATCAACTATTCCAGGAACAGGACTTCCTCCACAGTTTCTTGCTTGGGGGTTGATTATTGGATCGGTTGCTAAAGCTGTATCTAGTCAACTTTCTCAAGTTAAGGGAAACTCTGATGAAACTCAGGGCATCACCCCCTCACAAATTGCTACTTCACAGGCAATTCATGATGCTGCAAAAACTCCTGTTATTGCAGTGCAAACTCCTATTCAAACTGTAACTCCAACTCCATCGAAATAACAACATGAAACGTAATCTCCTCATGCCAACATTGTTGGCTCTAACTATTACTGCAACAATCTTTTCTGGTTGTGCAAAACTTCAACCAGGGGCTGATCCTATTGTTGTTCGTGCTGAACAACTTGAAACTACAGCTTATAGCACATTCGATACATTCCTCAAGTTGGACGATATTGCAATGGCTAATACTACAATTGCTCCTACTTGGACTAATTCTGCACATCCATTTGCAACATATCTTCGCAAGCCAGTTCAGAATGGAACAAATACAGTGCCTTTTGGTATTGCTACTGTTCTATCACTCGATCAAGTTAAGTTGGCTTATCAAGCTGGAACAACTAGTTCCAACGCACTTGTAACTGCTATCACTGTTCTGACTACCACAATTAGTCAGGTTTCACAATATACATCGTTAATCTCAACAAACAAATAACAACTTATGGCTGCAATTATTCCCATTTTTATCGAAGCACTTCCCAGTCTTTTTTCTGCTGGTGAGTCATTGTATAGTTACATCACCAACATGAAAACAACCTTGTCACAAGATGCGGCATGGACTTCTGTTCAAGACCAACAGTGGCAGCAGGCACTTATCGCCGCCGGAAAATCTCCGGAATGGCTCGGGTAAATCTACATGGCTGTATTGTTGAGGTCATTAAATGACACGCACTTATGGATGATAAAATTCTAAAAGAGTTAAAAGAGCGAGAGTCTACTCCGTTTATCCAACAAATGCTTGAAGACACTAGAGCATTAGTGTCTATCAGCAGACGAAAGATGACAGAATACTACCCTTGTTGGGACAAAAACGACGATATTTATCGTTCCATAAAACAGCGTGATAAGTCTGATATTCTAGCCTTTGAACGCAATGAACCGGAGAAGATGGTCGTTCCAATCTCTTTCGCCCAGATTCAAACGTTCGTTGCGTTCTGTTTCCTTCTTTACTATCAACGAGATAGGTTTTTTGAGTTGGATGGATTTACCGCAGAGGATGATAAACCCGCAAAAGTGGGTGAGGCGTTGTTAGCCCGTGACCTAACTAAGAATGTTTTTGAAGCGAAGTTGGTGCAATATCTTTTGGACATTGCTCGTTTTGGGATTGGAGTATTGAAGGTTTCATGGAGCGTGGAAAAGCAGATGGTGCGTAAAGAAACGCCTAAAATTGCTCCGACGTTTCTGGGGGTGAAAATGGGTAAAGATACTGTAGAAGAAACTGTTGAATGGGCGACGGCGTTTGAGGGTAATCGTATAACCAACATAAGCCCTTACCGATTTTTTCCTGATGTGCGTTTACCTTTAACCCGTTTTCAAGAAGGAGAATTTTGTGCAAGTGAAGATTTGTATTCAATGTCGCAACTTAAACAATGGGAGCATGATGGTATCATTGCCGGAGTTGACCACATTAAACCACTTGGTAAAGACATCGCACAAGACAGAGGGTATCGTTGGGATACTGGACTTGATCCGGGCGGCGCTCTTACACAAGGCGCGGGAATCAAGGGAGACGGTCAGACAAAAAAGACTGTTATCATTACTGAATGTCAACGCACGATTATCCCATCGCAGTATGAAGTCGACGGTGAGCCACTCGGAGAAGAAGATTACCCAATAAAATACAACGTATGGATTGCTAACGACAATCGAGTGATAAAGTGCGAGCCAATGAATTACTTGCACAACGAGTTTACTTTCGGCGTTGGGCAGTTCATATACGACAACAACGTGCTTCTGTCGCCTGGATTATCAGATGTTATCGACCAGTTACAGAACGTCATCTCTTGGTTTATCAATTCACGTATTACCAATGTTCGTAAGGTTATTGCGGATAAGTTGATTGTGAACACCTCAATGGTGAACATGTCAGACCTCACAAATCGAAAGCCGATTATTAGGTTGACTGGAGCGGCCACTGGTGATATTGACAAATATATAAAGCAGTTGCAGTTGCAAGATGTCACTATCCAGCACATCGCTGACGTTAAGGACTTACACGACATCTTGAAAATGGTGACAGGTATTCAAGACTCTTTGCTTGGTGAGGTGCGTCCCGGACATCGTTCAGCGACGGAGAACCGTAATACAACAACAGGAGCAGCTTCGCGTAATAAAACCTTAGCCGCTGTTATTTTCAGAAGTGGACTTGAGCCGATTGGACGGCAGATGTTGTCTAACTTACGTGATGGTCTCGACGAAGAGACTTATGTCCGCGTGCTACAGTCTAAAGCACAAGCCACTCCTGAGTTTATTAAGGTGACGAAAAAAGACCTTGTTGGCCATTATGATTTTGAAGTGTTTGACGGGACGTTGCCCTCTGACCGTTATCACATTGCAGAGGCAATAGACGAACTGTTACAAGCACTTCTTAAAAACCCACAAGCGGCGATGTATCTTGGTATGGACCCAAAGAAACTTCTTATGGAGTCGTTGCAGCTTAGGGGAGTAAGAAACCCAGAGCGTTTTGCTCTACAACCGGAGCCAAATCCAAATGTTATTGAACCAGGCGCAGGCCAAGCCGTTGCCGGAGGACCCGGAGTTAATCCTGCGGGGACTGCGGGAGCTATACCAGAATCCTTATTACCGTTACTTACTGGAGCAACTAGCGGTGGAGGAAATAACGGCGACGGCGGAGGTGTTCCAAGTGCTGGAACCCGCCAGTGAACATTTCAAAAATGTAGGATTAACCTTGGGGTTAGTCCGTTTGAAAGACATACATCTAGGTAAAATAAAAGACCTAGAAGAAACCATAAAGGAACAAAATGCTGAACAGAACGTTGATGTTACTAAGTCCTGACGCTACTGACGGTGGCGGCACGGGCACAGCGACCGTAGAAGGTACTGGTGAGAGTGGAGAACAGTTATTTGAAGGTGCAGGTGCAGCCGGTGGTGAAGCGGCGGGTGGTAGTGGTGAGTCTGGCCCTGGTGAAGCGGGGGAGGGTAGTGAAGCGGCTGTTGCAGACGCGGCGGATGTTCCTACCAGTCTCACCAAAGATGACATAGCTTCGATACTTCGAGAAGCGGGTATTGGTGCGCAACCTACCGCTAAGGCACAGCCAGAAGCAAAGACCCCACCAACTCAGGACGAGTTGGAAAAGATGTTTAATGTCTGGAAACCGTCAGCGGAGTTGATTGCTCAACTACGGGCTGAAAAACCCGAAGACGCTGTTGCGGCGATTGTTGCCATGCGTGACGGTATGCTTAAGCAAGTGATGACTATGGTTGAGTATCGCACGAAGCAAATCATGGATAAACTGCACGCGGATAATATAGCACCGTTGCAACAGTATGTCAGCGAAGCACAGGCTACTTCGTTTAGGAATGACTTTTTCGTTAAGTATCCTGACCTTAACAAGTATGAAGCGCTGGTTGACGCTGTTGCGGCGAAGTTGCAACAGAGTGGGTTCCATGCGGATAATCGTGACGCAGTGATGGCAAAGTTCGCTGAGGAAACGCAGAAAGTTGTAACACAATTAACAGGTGGTCAAGCGGCGGCCGGTGCTAATAACGGTAAAGGTGGCAAAGCAGCGGCAACGTCTGGCAAAGGTAAGATGTCGACTTTGTCGACCGGTGGCGCCGCGACCGCGGGTAAAGGTGGTAGTGGCGGCGGCACAGCAGCCAAAGGCCCACCGGGGATCGAAATTTTTGACTAGAGTGTTTTAGTCAAACTAAGTCCACGCATTGTTGCGGAGGGCATTAACACAAAAAAGAAAGTAAACAAACATGGCAATCTTAGGCTTAGTTAGCACTGAGAGTGTTAGTGCCGAACGGTGGACGAACATCCGTAGAAAGGTGTTCTACCAATACCCGAATGGCTCTGCACCCCTCATCGGCTTGTTGTCGATGATGAAAGAGGAAGTAACAAACGACCCAGAGTTCTCGTGGTGGGAAAAGCGTCTGCTTGAACAGACGACTACTACCGTCGCGATGAACTCTGGTGGTCCGTTTGGTAAGACCTCGTCTGCGTATTACACAGACTTCAACGGCACATCGGATGCAATGGCGTTTAGCGCAACGGCCCCAGTGACGTATGGAGTGGCAGTGGCTGATGCGTCGTTGTTCCGCCCTGGACACCTTATCAGGATTCAAGGAGTGGTGTCATACTCAACCGGTTACACCTTTGATGTGATTGGTCGGGTTGTTTCCACTAGCGCCACGGGTAATGGTAACAGTGGCCCTATCATCACGTTCACAGTAATCTCCCTCCGGCCTAATAGTGCTGGAGGCACGGCATCAGGTATTCCTACAAACGCCGCTTCTGGCGCAACTTCAAGCGTCGGCTTGGCTGTGTCGGTTGTTGGTTCTGCGTTTGCACAAGGCGTGGTTGACCTCTCGAAGGAGGTTTACTACCTGCCTATCAATCCGGGTAATAATTCCCAGATTTTCCGTACACCGTTTAGCTTCACTGGTTCAGCTCTTGTGACTCCTGTGAAGTTTGACGACACGGGTATCTATAAGGACAAAGCCAAGTCGCACAGTATCGACCACATGGTTGAGATGGAATTATCGGTGATCTTTGGTGCGAAGTCGAAGACGGTGGTTACAGGCAATGCCGACCCGACGACGGGAGTAGGACTTCCAGTCTACACGTTCGATGGTATCATTGCGTTTCTCAATAACTGGGAAGCTCAGTATTCTATCTATCGTGGTGGTGATGGAGTTGCCTCTGGCCCTGCGGCGGTTACTGCTGATACTGACGACAACAAGCGTATCATCGTGAACTCCGCTGGCACTATGTCGGAGGATACTTACGATGGTTATCTTGAACGTCTGTTCCGCACGACGTCGAACGTCTCTAACGAGAAACTCTGCCTTTGCGGCAGCGGGTTCTTGAAGGTGATGAACGAACTCTGGCGGTCGCAGTCGACGTTGGTTTACCATCCTCCCACCGGAGACACCTTCGGCATGGAATTGGTAGCAACGAAAACAGCGTTTGGCACGGTTTATTACAAGACTCATCCGTTGTTCTCGCGGAATAGTACGCTGCGTTACAACGCGCTGTATCTCGACGTCCACAACCTGCGTTATCGTCCTATGGACAGGCGCGACACGCAGTTGCTCAAGAATCGTCAGCCTAACGACGCGGACTATCGTAAGGACGAATGGTTCACGGAGTTCGGCCTTGAGCTGCGTATGCCGGAGTCGTTCATGTATATCCAAAACGTCCAGAATTACGTTCCATAATCTATGGCTAATTACTCAGGCACTCCAGCAAACGTTACAGCTTATCGCTTTGGAGGAACAGCGTCAAAGAAAAAACTGATGAAGACGATGACACTTACCCTCTCAACTATGGGTGGTGCCACAAACAACATCCCTGCGTCGGTGCTCGGTTTTACAAAGATCGAGGCTTCGTCAAGTGCGGTGTTGAGCGACAACAGTGCGATTTATCCGACTTCGCCGTCGTATGATGGAACACTGTTGTTAATCGGTGGAGGCTCTAGTGGCGCTCCGCAAGACCTCGGTAGTGTAACAATAAGAGTAACCGTTTGGGGTTACTAGAAAGTCAAACGCACATGGACAGAAACACAAACCTCAGAGACATGGACGCTCCTGGAGTTGCTAGTGGTAAAGAAGCTGGCGACACGGTTCTTTCGCATACGGCGGTTTATCCGTCGAAAGCGGAGACTGGGAGTAACACGCTTGAAGAACTTGTGACTGAAAAGCAGCCTGTGAAAGGTGCTAGTGGTCAGGCGAAGTTCAAGTAAGCGGTGAATCAATGCGTGGGGGTCATTAAATGACCTCCACGCTTTTTAATATGCCTAATCTTAATACTCAATCAAACTTAGCAACGGCAATAGCCGGGTTTATGCACCGTGATGCTAAGGTGTTTTTACGTGATGGGTTTGACTTGCTTTTGCAGTCGTGTAATAATGCTCGGTTATACGCTGAAAGAATGGTTGACTTTGAGTATGCAATAGCTAATGTCACTATTCCGGCGGTTGATTTACATAATGGTGCGTCATTGTCAACAGCGGTGCTCACAGGAACAACGACCCCGGCGAATGTAAAAAAGATAATGACTCCGTGGCTTGGGGAGATTGGCGGAACACAATTTCCTGTTGATTTAGTGGATAAGCGAACGTGGAACGACCGCTTGAAGCGCCGTTATGAAGGCGCTCGGCCAAAACACACGGCTGATTATGCGTTTATTACGGATTCGCCGTTTGTGTGTGTGCAAACAGGTAATACTATTTTCGTGGCTCCGGCAGATAACAAAGCATTAGGTGGAACGTTCCCGATTTTTCTGGATGCGTGGTTATGGCTGCCACCATACGTCGACGGCACAGAAACAGACTTTCTACTTGCTAATTGTTTTGATTGGATGCTTTATAGATGTATTTATGAGTTAAACTTTTTTCTAAAAGAAGACGAACGAGTAATGCTTTCAACACGTCTTATGGAAAACTCTTGGGACGCGTTGGTGAAGTGGAACAATGAACTAATAAAAGCGGCGGCAGATAGCGTCGCAGACATGGACTAATATGCCTTATGATAGAATAACACCGGCGACATTAGCAAACTTAGGTGCAGTTGCAACTTTGCCACTTGACACCGAAGACTCGAATGTTCTTGGTGCAGTTGATAGACAAACAAGGGAGTTTATTTACGACTTTCTTAGTAGCGTTTTTGATGCAAATGGTGATTTGCTTGCTACATCGATAAATGTAGCTACAACGTTGGCTGGTGCAGTAAATGGATCTACTGCTAATACCGCCGGTGTTCAGCAACAAATAGTTCAAGGCACAGTAAGCACTCCTGATATTCGCGTAGCAGCAATTACGTCAGCGTTGATTGCGGCAGGTGCAGTTACAACTGGGTGTTTAGCTGATGGTTCAGTTACTACTGCAAAACTTGCAGCGTTGGCGGTTACTTCTGCGCAAATAGCGAACGCTACTATCACAGAAGCACAGATGGCTGCTTCGTCTATAGGCTCAGCAGAGTTAATCAATTCGTGTGTCACAGCTATTAAAATCGCGGATGGAGTTGTTGGCACTACACAATTAGCTGCATTGTCTGTAACCGCGGCTAAAATAGCAAACAGCACAATAACCGAGGCACAAATGGCCCCTTTGTCAGTTGGAACCACTGAGTTGATTGCGTTGAGTGTAACAACCGCGAAGCTGGCGTTGGGTGCTGTGACAGCAGCACAGATAGCCGCCGCGACTATCACAGCGGCGAATATGGCTCCGTTGTCTGTTGGTGCATCACAGTTAGTTCTAGCTTGTGTAACTGCCGCACAAATAGCTAATACAACAATCACCGAGGCACAAATGGCTTTGTTGTCTGTTGGAACACCTGAGCTTATAGCGAAGTGCGTGACCACAGCGAAGATTAACGACGGTGCAGTTGGTGCTACACAACTTGGTGCTAATGTGGTTGGTGTTGGACAACTAGCGCCGGGCACAGCGGCGGGGCAATTATTGGTATCAGGCACTACGTCACCGTTTAACTTAGCGTTGGTTAAACCCTCTGGGGACATTACAATGGACGGCACAGGTTTGTTTACTTTAACAGGTAAAGGTATCGCTGTTTTGCAAGAACAGCCGTCGAATGGTGTGGCTGGTGGGGCAGGTGTAGCTAACACATGGAATGTTCGTGGGGTTACTAACCCATATACAAAAATTGTGGACACAGCTACACCTACTTTTATTACTAGTGTGACTAGTGGAAAGATTGTTTTAACTCCTGGTTCTTACCTTTTTGATGGTAGTGCACCGGCGTATGCAGTTGTTGGTCACCAAACAAGAATCAATCACTTCAATTCCACGGGGTCTATTGCAGTGTTACATGGAACCACTGAAAATAGTCCGGTAGCAGCCGCCGTTATGACTAAGTCAGTGTTCACTGGTGTAGTAGTAATAGCCGCTGGTGATTATGTTCAAATTGAACATTTTATTAACACGCATACTAACGCAAACGATTTTGGTATAGCAGCTGCGGCGGCTGGCTCAGTTTATGAAGTCTATGCACAAATCCGAATCGAGAAACTAAGTTAAAATATGATACTAAACATTGTAGAAACATCCAATATGCCGCCGTCTTTGACGGTAGCACAACTGAGAGACATACTAGGAATGGTAGTGGGCGGTGGTCTTTCAATCGTATTTGCCGGTGCGAAGGGGGCGACGCCGACAACATCACCAACTGTGGCAGGGCAATATGCCATTAACCAATCCACAAATGAATTATGGTTCGTCAATAGTTCACTCGCGTGGCAACAAATCATCAAAGTGTAATATGAAAAAAATACTTATCTGTGTTGGTGTAGTCGTTGGCGTTAGTTTACTATTGCTTGCACAGCCTCCTGCGGCGTCTATCTCAGGTTCGTTGACGCTTACTAACGACGGCGTCAATGTTTACGTCTCCACCAACCTTCCTGTGGCGTTATCAACAAACTCCATCACACCTCCAACAGCTATCGCCAACTACGGTATACTGTGGAACTCTAACAGCGCTTTGTATTGGGTTACAACCTCACACACAAACAGACTTAGCGCACCTTAAATGGCCACTACTCGACAGTTTATCCTCCATGAGAACGTCATAGGAGGGATGGATTCAACGACGCCAGCGCATCTTATAGGTGAAAAATGGCGGAGTCAGCACAACTTTAGGCTGACTCCGACGTTACAACAAGTGCCTAAAAAGGTGCAGTTGACGGCTCCAACAGGTACACCTATTACGTTTATAGGTTATATTCCTTCTTTTGTGTCTGGTTATGGGCAGCAAGTTATTTTGACATCTCCAACCCGTGCGCAGCGTTGGTCAACTGCACTTTACAACGGAACGCTTTACACTAGCTTATCAAGTTATATCACAATCTGGTATGACCATTTTGTAAAAGCAGCGGTTAATACAGTGCAGATAAGCGACTTGTATGATTTTACAAACTTTACTCCTGACGCCACAAACGAAGCAGATTATTACGACTTAGTTGAATGGCAACAGCCAGATTATTTGTATAGTGGTATCACTGGAGTGGGTAAGTTAGGTAGCACACTTTGGATTTACACACCCACTGCTATTATCCCTATTCAGTATATAGGCTTGCCAAAGGTGATACAGGTTGTGGAATCTGGTGTAATTACTCGAATAGGAAATTCGTTTCCGTGGACGTTAGTTTGCTTGGGTAATGTGCACTTTTTTTATGAAGCATACGAGAGCATGTTTTTTGCTTTTAACGGGGGTGGTGCACCAGAAGCTATTGGTGAACCAGTGAGGGAATTTATCCAACAGAATCTTAACCCCGACCCGACATTAGCAAAGTTAATGTATGGGTATATTGATGTCGACAATCGAGAAATTTGGTGGCCTTTTGTGTCAAAGAACTCTACAGGCACGTATGATTTAGCTGTGGTTTTTAATTATCGTTACAAACGCTGGTTCACTGCATCAGTTGAAGATGTTACGTGTTTCTGCGGTCGTGGGTTTGAAACACAACCAATCGAAGATTTGAGTGGAACTATTGATGGTTTGATTGGGCCGATAGACCATTTGAGTTTATCCCCGGCAGAAACACCTCGGCTATTTGGAACAGGGGTTGGACAGACCTTACGTGAGGAATTATCGACAGATAGTAGTTCATCTTTACTTCCTACTGATGATCCAGTATTAGAAAGTGGTGATTTTCATTATGGAGATATACGCACTCAAAAAGAAAACGATGCTATGGTGCTAAATGCGTGGTGGGAGCAAATAGATTTTGATAAGCCGTTAGTGGAGATTCGCGTAGCCACAAGAAACTATCTAGGTGAAGGTGTAAAATGGAGCGACGATCCAGTTGCTACTTGGACACCAGACATCCAAGATTCAATTGCAACTTACGAAGCAGTTAATGGCCGTATTTTACGCTATAAATTTACATTCAAAAACACTCGGCAAGCTGTGTTATCCGCGTATAGTGATGTTGTTTTGGTTAAACTTAAAGCTGAGAAATGAACTTTATACAACATTTGGAATGTCTTACAATACCGCATTTGTCTCTTTTTGATGAAGAAGCAAAGAAGTTTGAACAGCCCTCTAAACAATTAAAAGGGGCTGGTAATAACTTAATAACTCCTCGCACTAAAGCTACAGATGGATTGGGTAATGGAGGTGCTTTGTATCTACCAACCTTTATACAAGGCCGTAATACACCTCAACGTGGTTCGCTTTACGTTACACCCATGCAAGGTGGAAGAAACCAAAGAAGTAATGATAACGATTGAACAGGTGAAAGACGTTAACGAGATTATATCAAAGTGGCGTAGATTAGCTATGTTAACTGATAATGACCTCGTTAATAATCTTGAGGAAGTTTTACAGATGTATCTACACTGTTTAACTAATGGTGCTGTGTTTTTTGTCTATGGTGCTTCGGGGTTGATGGGAACTTGTTGCTTAGAATGTTGGCCGGAGTTTGTTAATTTACTATCTTTGCCTAAAGACAATGGTGTAGGGATGGCTAAGAAGTGTATAGACGTCGTCAAAACCTGGGCAAAAGAAAATGGATACAGTGAGGTTAGAGTAATGTCCACTAAACTTAATGGTTCGTCGTTTCGCTATTTTGAAAAATCGTTAGGTTTTCGTCGACATGCAATAACATTCAAATTGAATTTTTAATATGCAAATACAACTACCTTCAATGTTTCGTTCAGGCTTGGGTTATGAAGTATCTAAGTTTGAGTCGCCGTTAATAATCCGTCCAGAAGTCTTTTGCCAAGCAGAGATTAGTATATACGATTATTACGGGAATTACTTAGGTGAGTATGATCCTAGTTCTGGGGGCACTGGTATAGGTGATGGTGCCACTGTTGGTGATCAGTCTAATAGCTCGTTTGGCGGTACTGGGGGAACCCCGACGGTTAATGTCGACGCGATGGATACGTCGTTTTTTAGAAGTGGCGTTACAAATCAACAACGACAACCTTCAGGGGATTGGCCAACGAGTAATGTTACTTTAGCACTTAGTGATTGGTTGGTGACACAACCAGAAGTGACTAGTGAACAAACAGCCCTAAACGCCTTGCTGAAACAATCAAGCACGGTGTTTGATACAAAGGCGTTTTTGAGTAGTGTTTTAGGCTTGCCGCAGTCTGCTTTAGCTACGGTTAATTTATCGGATATTTATACACTTAATCCGTTCGGTAACACGTATGAAGTTAATACTTTAGCTTTGTATACAAGACAATATCTTATTGCACGAGCGGCCGCACAAAGTGGGCCTACTAATGTTCGTGGTGGAACTGCTCGTCAAGGCTTTGAATTAGCTGAGTTAGATACTCTGATGGCAATAAACCAATTTCGTGAGATTTGGCAGAATCAAGTTAAGGTGGCACAAGTGGTTGTTGAGGCAGCTAGTGCTGCTGACGCAGCGTGGGAACAGTTGATAAAACTTCAACTAGAAGCCCAAAAACAGCAAGCGGCGACTGAACAAGGTTTGGTTATGCAAACTTTAGCCGCGGCTGAACAACTTACAAAAGACAAAGAGGTTTATTTACGTGCTATTTCGTTGCAAGCTGAGGCGAATGGGTATATGGTTACAACAGAAAACCTTACTGGGAACGGCTTTCAAGGTGGAACTAACACTGGTTTTGGTATGTCAACTTGGAGATAAATTTATGCCGAATACGAATATAACAACAAACAGTTTTTCTAATAGTGATCTTTCTTCACGGTTAAGTCAACGTCCTAAAAAACGTGGTATTTGGGATGTGAATAACGCTGGTTCAAAGCAGCCAGACATGACAGATTATATGTCAAAAGGGTTTCCACGTGTCGCTGCTCAAGTAACAAATCCTCTGGGGGGAGTAAGTGAACAACCTCCTACGCCGTTACCGAAGGAGTTTCAAAATATATCAAAAAATAATATATTTGATTCTACACGTGGTGGGGTAGAACCTACACCAGCACCAACGCCTTCGCCGTCCGCGCCGCCAGCAGCACCAATTAAGTCTCCACAACCAGCAACTAATCCGTTATTTAAGTGGATGCCACAAACAGATACTACTCAAAATCAACCAACAGCTTCGACGTCTCCTGTTGAACCACTTGATGCTTTTCTTTCTCGTATGGGAGGTGCTGTTAATACCGGCGTTCAAAAAACTCAACCACATGGTGGTGGTTTTGGAAATATGGATGCGTTATCTATGCGAGCCGCGGGTGGACAAGCAGGACTTGGTGGTGGTGCGGGGTTTGGTAGTTCTGGCTCACCTGAAATGAATAATTTTCTTAATAAAACATTGGGTTTTGGTGGATTACAACGCACTATAGGACAAGCACAATCTGGTAGTGCGATGGGTAATAGCCTTGCGTTACGTAGAGCGAATGATGAGTCTATGGATTCGCAGATGCGTAGACTGGCACAAGGAGAAGATATTGGTGCACAGCGCGTTAGAGAACGTGGCGAAATGCAAAAACAATGGGAGGATCAGCAAAGGTTTCCGTTAAACCAGGCACAGCAACAAGAAAGTAACAGAGAACAACCGTGGAAGTTTGCTGAAGATATGGTGCAAAGTGAACAAAATCGTAACGAACAAGCGGGAGGTTTTGACTTAGCGCAAAGAACTGGAGAAGAAAATCTAAAGGAACTACCGATGAAGTTCCAGTTAGACCTAGCAGATAAGCTATCTAAGATAACAGGTATTCCACGTGAGACTGCACTTGATATGTTGCCGTATTTGTATTCATTACCTCCAGCGGCGAGGACGCAGATTTTAAATACGTTGATGCCGGGAATGGATACTGGTGATATGAGTGGGAATGGTAGTGCTACAGCACCCCCCGAACAACAACCAACAGAGAAAGCTAGTTTTTTGCAGTCAGCTTTGCATGGAGGTATACCAGCACTGACTAGTGGTGCTGGTTGGGCAGGTGCGGCTGCTTTAGCGCCTGAGACTGGAGCGGCTAGTTTTATAGTGCCATTTGTTGCGTCGTTGTTATCAGCGTGGTTGGGCGGAAAGGCAGTGAATGCAGTTGATCCTAGTTTTTCACAGAAAGAACCAAATCCTTATGGTGAAGGACTTGGAAGCATTGCTGGTGCCTTTGCGGGGTATAAAGGCACTAAAGCGTTAATGCCGGGTAAAACACCAGCAACGAAGCCGACTACATCAGCAAAAACTACAAAACCTGGTGAAGGTCAATGGAAAGATTACGGAACACAAGCATCAAAACCTACTCCGCCCGACATGACTTTGAAGGGTAATCCTGACATACAAGATGCCTTGAATAAGTCAGGGCTTAGAAACGCCGCTAGAGTACCAAAACAGCTTGGAATGGGTGCGGGTAATTTTCAAATGTATCCTGGACAGGTGAGACCACCGCCACAAGGTATAGGTGAAATGGAACAGATGCAACTTCCGCAAGGTAGTATATCACCGTTGGCATTACCCGGACCACAAACAGACCCATCAAAGCTGCTTCCATCGCCAGACCTTAATTTACAGATGTTAGAGCTGCTTTACAAACTCCAGCAAGCTCAATAGTCCATGTCATTTAATGACCTGCACATATGCCTGATACATCGTTTCAAGAATTAGCAGCAACGCCGTCTGCGAAGCCTAAACAGACCTGGCCGCAGAAAGCGTCGGGGTTTGTGGATGAGTTGTTTTCACCAGTGAGTAAACCTATAGGGGCTGTTGCTGGTGGGTTGGGTGAGGCGGCCGCTAGAATATTAGCACCAAAGCAGGAACAAGCGTGGACAGTGGGGGCAACCACAGCAGGAGAACAACTACCACGAACTGCCGCTGAGGCGTTTTTAACCTCAAAAGGACTTCCTGGTAAGGCTCTTGGCTTAGGTGATGTCGCGATGCGCACCTTTGCTGAGACACCTACTACGGAACCCCTGTCTGCAAGGTTAGGGGCGACCGCTTTGCAGACAGGTGCGTTTATGGCTGCACCAAAGGGGGGGGAAATGGCGGGGAATATGACGAAAGCGTTAATGCCGACGACGTTGAATCCGTTGTTACGCACAGCCGCAACAAGAGGTGCGTCGTTGATAGGGACGCTAGGTGGGTTTGAGGTCGCGAACGCTGCAAGTGCGAAGGTTCAAGGGCAGAGTTATGATCCTTTCACGGCAGAGCATTTGGCTGGAGTGGCGGCGAGTGTTTTGCCGTTTGAGGCTGCAGGAATGTATCAAGATGTGAAGCCACACCTGGTTGACCTTGCGGCGAGGTTGGCAGGAAAGAATGAGGCACAGAGGGTGATAAATACACATCAGCAGCTTGCACCTGTGGCGATGAGACAGGAAGAAGCGTATCCACAAGGAATGGACAAAGAAGAAAGTATTATTAAGTCTAATCGTTCATGGATAGCTCCTGATAATACTATTACTCATGCAGAAGTTAGTCACCCTAAAACCGCTATTGATATACTTCAGTCAAAGTTTGGTTTAACACATGATATGGATACATCAGAGGAAGCTCTGTATAAACAGGGTTATTTACGTAAAAATGAAGATTCCACAGACATAATGATTTCAGGGCAACAACCAAATGCAAAACAACTTCTTGAATTAAAGAACCAAGCAATTGAAAGTAACAAACGATTGTATATTGATGTTCTTGGTGCGGATGGTGTTTATAGAGGAAAGGCTGTTTTTGATCCCCGACCTCAACGCATGTCCCAACCCCTTCGTGACCACTTCACCAACCTCGAAGAACTCGGCCATAAAGTTGGTGATGACTCGATGGATTATGAACGGCTTTCCAAACTCGACCGACTACCAGATGAGAGTCCTTTTGACTGGGCAGTGCGTAAGGCTGGCATTGACCCAAAGGTGTTTGCGAAAGCTGCACCGGACGAGATGTTTAAGTCACTAAAAGCAGTGTTTGAAAACATTGCACGTGATTCTTTAGGGTTACGTGAGGAGAACGTTCAAGCCTACACCCGACAAACGCTTAACTTTGCTTACCGATTTGGTAGTGCTTTAGGGGAGACTAGAGTTATCCCCGCAGCACCAGATCAAAGCGGTGAAGCAGCTTCGTATCTTTGGCCGAAAAGCTCTAACCATGATGCTATTCTTGGAATACTAGACCCTAATTGGAGGTCTAAACTTCCACTTGATATAGCGTTAAAGGACTTTTATCAACAACTTGGCCACGAGTTTTATCATAACTGGGTTGATAAAATAGCATTAGGTGTAACCTCCGGGTTAGATGAGAAAACATTGACACATGTTACAAATCTTTTTACTGCAGCGAATGATGCAAAGTGGACTACGGTAGAGATGGAACATGCAGTGCAACATATTGCATCGTCAATGACAGACCTGAAATATGCACAAAGATTACAATATAGAAGTAAGTATTATACTCCTGATGTTGTCGGTCGTCACGAAGCTATGGCAGACATTTTCAGTCTTCTTTCGTATGGTGCAATGCACGGAAAAGCCAATGGCCGTGAACTCGGCGTCATCAGTGACCTCTTGAAGTTTTCCAGTGACGACTTTCGTAACGTTGCCCGACCAATGTTTCGTGATATAGGAACAATGGTAAGTCATTTTATCGACATCGTCAAGCGGTTACTAGGTTGGAAACCTTCGTCGATACGTTCGTTGCAAGACATCGTTGATAATATGAAAGGCTTGCAGAAGTCAGCAGAAGAGGCCGACCACGCTACAGAAGCGTTCTTACTCCACAATGAAATTCGCAACGCGACACCGCTTGCTCCTATCGCGCCAGTGTCGTATGATCGAGTTGAGAAGCTGTTTAGCTTACTGCATGGCGAACGTTACGACCCTGACCTAAAGAAAATGGCGCAAGATGTGGGGGAGAATGTTGTGCCACAAAAAATAGACCGCACGAAAAAGACGTTACCTATCCATCTTAACTGGTTGCACAATATGATTCCTCAAGTGCAGCTTGGACGTATCGTGCCTCAACTAGCAGACATGGCTAAGTTGGGGTTCCTACGCACTGGGATTATGAAGACTGCTGTTTGGGATTTTATGGAGGAGTTTAGAGGTGGTCTTTTGGATAAGTATGGCGAGAAAGCTGTGCAGAGAAGTATAACTCCGGGGGGAGTTAATACAGCAGTGAGTGATGTTCAACGTGCACAAAATGAGATTGAAGGTGCGGACGCGGGTAGAGCGTTCACACCAGAAGAAAGAGAGAAAGTGCCGTCGTTTGCGGCGCTAAAACCTGAGGACAAAGTCAAGGCGGCAGAGTTTCTTACTAAGTATTCTTCGGCTGGTATGAAAGCGGCCGCAAGGCAAGTTTTAAGTTCAAAGCACGTTGCTGGGATTACCACTGGGTATTCTGTGCAAGAAGCAATAAGACATGCGGAGATGGATATTACTTGGGATAAAGCTGAGGCACTTGGTCATGCGATTGTAGAACAACACTTTGATACTGATATTCTGGCTCAGAGTCCTGAACATCCTGTTTATAGTAAGCAGGCCGCTGATGCGTTACAAGTATTGACTGAATTTGTAAAAGAAGACCCCCGTAACGCCGCTATTATCGCAAAAGCGGCGGAGATTTATACCACTGACGACGAAGGTATACCGATAGAAGCAGGGAAAACTTCTCGTCCTGTGATGAATTATCGTGCCTTCCGTGAACACATGCAAGGAAAGTGGATTAAAGACGAGGAACATCCAGACGGTTACTTACAAGGTAAGCCAGGGTGGTCGAGTGAAGGACGTGCAGGGCAGTTTCTTATATACTCAAAGATGAAGGGCGAAGGTGAAGAAGTTGCAAAGCCACGAATGGTGGGGTATAACACACGCAAAGCTGCGAACAAGGCGTATAAAGAAATGGTGGATGCGTATAATAAGGACAAAGACCTACCAGTAGAGGAACAGAAGTGGGAATCGTTAAAGTTGATTGACAAGGAGAATGACGTGAAGGCGTATCAAGGACTACGTCCTGACTCTTTCAGACTTCATAATGAGTTGATGAGTTCGTTAATAACACGTATTGCGTCACAGATGAAGGCAGAATTTCCGGGGAGTGAGGATGTTATTAACGAGATGCAGAAAGAGTTACAACCTTCTGCGGAAACCGTTGAGTTAATGAAAGCACCGTGGATGAAGGAGAGGGAGTTGGTGGGGGGTAGAGAAACCGTAAATATGCCCGACGCTCAGTTGAGGTATTACAACGCGGTTGCACATTCTATTGCGAAAAAGGAGATACGTGCGCAGCAACGGCTGTATCTTAACGACCCTAAAATGCGTGGGCAAGCGGAGTTACAGACAACCGCGAGAAAGTATTTTGACACGTTGGAGAACATGCACGATAGTTCGTACGGGAACTTGAAAGGGTTGGTGTTTATGAATTATTGTATGTTTTCGCCGTCGTTGGCGTTTGTGGAGTTGTCGCAGCAACTCACGAACCATTCACAAGAGTTAATCCAGTTGTCGGGGGATATTAGTGGGTCGTATAAAGGTCTCGCACAAGCCAATAAGGATTATTTTAAGTCTGTGTGGGAAGGACATAAAGCTGGGCTTGGGTATAATAAATACGACCGCGAAGATGAGACTAACTTTATTCAATGGATGGATAAAAATGGGTTTCTTGGCGGCGGCACGCTGCAAGAGTATGCCCATGCAAGTGATGATGTTAGTTATATAAACGCCCGCAGCTCTATGGTTGGGGATAATAGTATTCTTGACCGACAAGGCTTGCTTGGTAAGTCGTTGTATCATATACAACAGTTCGGTATGAAGGCTCACGACATGGCTATACGGCTTAATACAGAGGTTTCCGCGATTTCCTCACGGAGGATGTTGGAAAAGTTACACCCAGACTGGACAGAGCAACAGTTGAATGATGAAGCGAATACAATTAGTCATTACTCTATGCACGGAGGGGGGAGTGCTAATCGTCCGTTGTTCTTTTTAGGGATTAAGGGGGGGTTGAGTCCGCAGGTGGGTGGGTTGATGTATATATTACAGATGTATGTATATAACACAATCGCGCAACATGCGATACTAGCGAAGAACGCGATAACGGGAGCAGGACTTAGTGCGACTGAGAAGTTAGCCGCACAGAAGGCAGCTGGAGTGTCGTTAGCAACAATAGCAACGTTTGCGGGGATTAGTGGTATTCCCCTTGCTACGCAGTTGTTTGCACTTATTGAACAGTTCTTTCCTCAAAGCGAACCAAAACGGAAAATGCGTGAGATGTTTTATGGGACGGGTGAGTGGTTGAATAGTAAAACACATCTTTACGCACAAGACCGTGATATGGGATCGTTTGTTGCAGACGCCGCAATGGATGGACTTATCAATAGTGTTCCTGGCGGAGTCAATATGTCAAGTCGATTTGAGCTTGGTGGACTTATGGGAGTGTCTCCTTACGGAGGGTTTGATTGGGCTAATATGTTAGGCCCGTCGAAGGATATGTTGAGTAGACTTATGGTGAAGGCCCCACAAGCCGCGGCTGCGGGTGATTTTTGGGGAGCGGCACGTGATCTGATACCTAACAATCAGATACGGCGAGTTGCGCAACTAGCGACGGACGGGTGGAATGTGCGTAACGCTGACCAACGGCTTAATGTTAAACTTACTGATGCTGAGAAGGTGATGCAAGCGGCGGGGTTTACTCCTAAAAGTATCTCTGACCAACGTGCTTTAGGGGAGGCCCAGAAACGGGCAGAGAAGATTGAGTCAGAGGATGCGAAGAAGTTCCACGAGCAGCAAGCGTCGTTGGTATTACAAGACAAGTTTGGTGAGGTAACGTCGAATCTTTACAATCGAGCGAAGACAGTTCACATGTACGACCCAAAAGAAGGTGCTCGACGTATCGCTGAACTTGTGCAACAAAGGACGACACCATTTGATCCGACGAGAACAGGGACACGTGTGGGCCAAACCTATAACGTAGCAAAGTCGTATACTCACCCTCCTCAGAGTTCAGAAACTCAACGTTTATTAGAAAGGTTTGGCTTAACGCAGAAGCTAGGGTTTCCGCAGCGTCTATCCAAAACTGAGCTGTTGGAAGCGCAAATGCTAGATCAAGTGAAGTCAATGTATCCGACAATGACACAAGTGGAGGCAAAGGAGATGATTGATAAGCAGTTTCATGCGGCGACACTGGCACAGCATGGGGTTCAGTTTTGATAGGAGTGGTCATATTTTTCTCACGTTTCCTGGTAAGCAAACAAAGCGTCTGTCTACCGTATTTACTTTTTCTGTTACGGTTATCGTTTGCCCTGTTTCAGCAAGATACCTTAAAGAGGTATATTGTTCCATTGAGTTCCTAAAGTGAGTAAAAGTAATCATTTTAAGTTCTTTCTCTAAGATTTTTCCACCAGCGTTTTTAATCACGCTGAGAACATAAAGGTTCCCTTCGTTCGTTTCAGACTTTCCCATTCGACTAGTGACCATAGGAAGCTGCGTCTGTATCTCGGCCAACAATCCTATTGCGAGTTCGATATGGGATTTGGTGACAACGAGGTCATTGCTTTCACTGATAGAGGAAAGGAGGGCGACTTTGAGGACGAGGATGTGTAAGGTGCTGTGCCAGTTAGTGAGAAATATATCCCCAACTGGTGCTTTGTCTTTTAGATACCACGCCCAGAAGTAAGTCGATGCGTCAGGTGTAAGCCTCGCTTGCCCTGCGAGTGATTCGACTTCTTTTAAGCGTTTAACGCACGCCGCACGAGCTATTTTTGATTCTTCGGTTAAGATTGGTTTACATTTAACAATCCCTTCGTGGCAGACAAGAATGGCCCGACGACCATAACCTTCAGAGAATTGTTTAGCTTTGAGTTGGTCGGTGAGCCATTCTGGTACGCTACAAGCGAGGAGAGTGACGTAAGGGTTTTCAATAAACCGTGTTTCGCCTTTTAGTCGGTATTTATAGGCTTTCTTACCGTAGACGTTGGTGAGAAAGGTGACCATTGCGATAGGATTTAGTTGAAGATAATCCATTAGTTCTTCCGCAAAGATGTGGTATGGTTTGAAGTCCACCAACTTTCCGGATTGCATATATTGACGAGTGCTGGCGTCAGTGTCAAGAAAGGTGATAATGCCCTGATAGGTTTCGTTGTCGCCGCTGACGTTCAGGTCGGGCATAGCTTCAACAAGAAGGTCTAGGCCGAGAGTCATGGCAACGGTTTTGCGGCCTCCTGACGGGCCTATAAGAATAATGTAAGTGTCGCAGCGAGCAAAGAAGTAGTCAAGGTCGATGTAGACTTTGTGACCAATGGCGGCAGAAAGAAGTCCGTAGCCTGTCCAGAGGACGTAGGGTTTAGGACACTCATTGCCGGAGTTATACGACATGAAGTCGTGTAGAAAACTCATGCAGTAATAATTCTGTTCGCTTTGTGGTTGCCGCCGCTGATGCGAGTAATAGTCATTATTTGACCATGTATAGGGTCTTTTACAAACTCGGTGCGGATAGTTTGCATTTCGAGGGTTTTTAGTTTGTCGCCGTGAACAATAAAAACGCCGTCCTTGCCGTGGTATTCGACGATGTAGTTTAGAAATGCGTTGTATTCGTGCTGCATTAGCTCAAGAGTGGCTAGGCGGGCTTCTAACGAGAGTATTTTGCGCTGTGAGAAGGATAGGTGATTATTCATAGGTTGGGGTCATTTAATGACACGGACAGATTTCGATTTCGATGTCGCCGTCACGAAAAGTAAATAGTTTCGCGTCGGGCGACATGAACTCGGCTATTTTTCCGTCATCGGTTTGAGCGTTTTTAACAGTGAAGTATACTTCAACTTCACGATAGGGAAGTTTTAAGCATTCGAGTTCTCGGGTTAGGTCACTTAGTTTCATATTTCGTAGTTTTGTGGTGGGGTTATTAGATTGTCTACATTATGAAAGAATGTTTCATAAGCTGATACGTTTAAAACTCGGTTACTTATTTTGTTAATCCTGGCCATTGTTTTACGGTGTGCGGTTGTTTGATCTGCTATACGATGAGCGTCGGCTTCACTATCAGTATTGATTTGTTCTTCACCGAACTCGGTTTTAATTTTGTATATCATATTACGCCTGCTTTTAGATTACCCCATGATTCGCCATACGCCCCTTCAAAAGGGATTACAATTTTTTGCCCCGCGATTTCCAGTGAGTTGTTAAACCAATGTCTAATCTTTGCAGTTGCGAAGGAGACATCTTCCTTACGGAATTGACCAATGAGTGCGTCGTGAACGGTGTGAAGAGGCTGGACTTTAAGATTATATTGCGTAGCTGTTTTGCTATCTTTGGACTCCACGGAGTTATTTTCTGGGTCTTCCCAGAGAGCGTTGACTGCGAGTTTTGTTGCATAGGTTGTGTTGTGTTGTGGTTCTTCTGCACAGGCTTCCATAAAGGTTTTATGATCGTCTCGACGACCAAAAAAATCTCTTCTATGTCCACTTGCGCTGATAAGGTATCCTTTTGTTTTTAGTTGAGATTTAATCCACCGATGCCATAAGTGAATACCTGGATAACGAGAAAGGTAGACACCTGCTTCTATAAGGCACTTAGAAGGGGCGACATAAACCGGCTCTCCAAACAGCTTATAGCTGTCTTTGAGGATTTGGTCAGACATCGTGGCTTCTTTCATACCGTAATTAGTGCCGTGTTGAATACGCTTGCGAGCAAAATACATCCACTCGTCTTGGTTTATACCTTTGCTTTCTTCTTTGATACGTTCACGAGGCCAGCTATTTACTTGACGGCCGTGCATGGAGATAAGACTTAAGATTTTCGCTGGCTTTAGTCCGTAGAGATAGTCGTCGAGCATCGTTGAATCGCCGACCGATTTACAATGAGCAGCGACGGTCCACCCGTCTGCTCCTGACAAGTCACATTGGAATAACCAATACCCTTCATCAGGCAAGAACAAGTCGCGGTCTTTTTTCGTTGCAGTCTGGAGATTAAAGCCGCTGCCTGTGGGAGACTCATAACAAGACAACCTACCAGTCTTTGTCCCGACAAGATTATATCCACATCTAATTCTACCATCGTCGTCAGTTTTAGCTTGTAAGGATTCACATCTTGTTCTGAGTGCACGGATTTTGAGGATGAGTTTAAGTGTCGGGTCTTGTGTTTTGCCGTATAATGTCAGTAATGCAAGCACATCCGTGGTCTCCTTTTCAGTTCGACGGCCGTGCTCTTTTTTGTATTGGATTGGGAGACCTAGTTGACGGTAGAGAAAGTCTGCGATTTGGTTTTTGCTTTCGACGTTGAGACAATGATCAGTTAAAACACTCAACCTGCCGTGATTCGCAAGGTTAAGGGGTTCTCGCAACAATCTTTCGGCTTCAACTGCGAGCTGGAGACAAGTATTTTTCGCATGGCTGATGATGTCGGACGTGAGATTGACAAAAGATGCGTCCCGTTTGAAACATAAGACGTCCCTACAGACGTCCACCCAGGCGGCAATACAATTGGGATGTGGCATACCTGCAATCTCGTTAAGCGCCCACTGGAGGCGGTTGATTTTGGTTTGGAGGTCGTTGTATTTTTCACGTGCTTTTTTGCTGTCATAGTTTATTCCTTTTATTTCTTGGTAGAGCGTGGGTTCGAGTAGTTTCATGTTAAGGCGGTAGTGCTCTAGCTGCCGCCCTTTTAACTGTTTCAACAAAGCATCTCGTATTTCGTAGGTAACGGCGGAGTCTTTACAACAATACCGCCAGCGGGTGATTTGATCTTCGTCGTCACGTTCCTCTTTCCAGTAAGGTTCACGAGTGTAGATTGACGCTTGGAAGGCTAGGGACTTTTTCATCTCACAAAAAAGTTCCCAGTGCATAAGCATCGTGTCGTCAACGACGCCGCGAACGGGGATGTTGTAACCGTATTGGAGAACGAAGGTGTCGTAGAGGCTGTTCTGGAGGATTTTAGGAACTGTTGGGTCTGAAAGCACTTCTGCTAGACGACGTAAAATTTGTGTTTCTGCGGCCGCGTCCCAGTGGTTGGTGAAGGGTATTATGAAAGACTCTTGGGGTGAAACTGCAACACTAATACAAGTCATTCCGTCGACGTAGCCTTCGATGTCTATACTAATGGTGGTTTTGTTTGCTTGTATACTATCAAGTCGTTCGCAGATTTCTTCGACCGAGAGGCCGATAGTTAGTTGACGTTCAGGAAGGATTAACTCCGCCGACATCCCTTCATGCTTTGCACGTCGGAGGTCGAAAGCAAGTAGAGGTTTACCAGAGTATTCACGTAAGATTCCAGCTGGATGCAACGTTGCAAGACATTTGTATCTGACCCCGTTGAGGGAACCGTTAAAAAGACTACCACGCCAGTTTGTGATTCCTGTCTCTCCAGTGAAGGCACGTAAAGGTGTGTTGCCAAGCAAGAGACATAGATTTGGCTTGAACTGCACGAGGTCGGTATGTAACTGTTTAAGTCCATTTTGTATTTCTTCTCCATTCCAGTTGAAGGCTTCGATTTTATTACCAGGAGGACGTATTTGACAAACGTTTCCGACAAAACACGCATCACGTAGAATACCAACCTTTGCGGCCTCTGCCCAGAGTAAGCGGCCACTATAACCCACAAAAGGCCGCCCTTCGTATTCTTCGTCAGCGCCGGGAGCTTCACCGATAATAGCTATGCGGTAGGCTTGGTTGGCGTAGCGTGGGAAGTTATTCGGGACTAGGTTCTTTGTGAGTGGTTGAAGTTCTGAGTTCATTTCGTAGTTTTTTGTATATTGCTTCTTGCACGCGGAGAGGGAGTGTGTCGTAATCTACAATCTCGCCAAGTCCGTCACGGCATTGAGGATAACGCACGATGGAGGTGACACCAGTGGAAGTGAAGGTGATTTCGTAGGCGTCGCTGAAAGATATAACGAGAGTGGTCATGGGTGAAGGTCAAAGTATACACGGTTTGACCACCAAGCGGTGTTGTCAGTGTGCTGTGTCTCGCAATACCAAAGTATATTGGTGTCGTATTGATACTGAATTAACTGCTTATGGTAGGAGCAGCCAGTGCAGCATAGAAAGAGAAAAAGTAGGTATTTCATTTCACCTGTCCTTTTCGTTCGCTCATACAAACGTCACTTTCTTATACATTGTTTTCCAGTAGTCTTTCACTTGTTCAACTTGATAACTGAAATGGGTTGTGTTCTTTTCTATCGACAACACTCGGCGATTTAACCGTAGTCCACTAATAACTCCACTACCTTCACCCGCAAACGGATCAAGGACTGTTTGCCCCTCGGTGCTGACGGCTTCGTATAGATACTTCCATATATGAAACGGTTTCGCAAATTGATTTGACACCCGCTCGGCGTCATTAGAACAAACCTCCCAGTTTAATGCCACAGGTTTAGGTAGTTGTGCTTTGCCTTTACGACACACCATAGCAATCTCTGTTGCTTTTGTGATGTTGATGTGTGCCATTTGGTTTAAGGCTTGGGGTTTACACCAGACTAAAGGCCAACGTTGTACACGAAAGCCAGCGGATTCAGCGAGGGTGTAGAGGTATTGCCACTGCATTTGGTCGCACCAGTGGATGAAATAGCCGCCGTCACGGAGGACACGATAGAACGGAGCCATCATGGTTGAAAGTAGGTTTATGTTCTCGTCGACTTCGTGTTCGTCTTTAACGCGTGAGATGTCGTTAAAACGTGTTTTGGATTGGTCAAGAACGTCAAGATCAATCGCGAATGGTGGGTCGGTGATGATGTGGTCGACGCTGTCTGCGGGCCATTCTGCGAGAACTTCGCGGCAATCTCCACAGAAAAGACTATGAGATAAGTCGATTTGGTGGTCGATGACGTCGCCGCCAGAGAGTTCGTCGTCGGCGAATAGTGATACAGTGGCGGCGTCGGGTGTAGGTAAAGGAGTGGCAACGCTAACCATACCTGTGCGACGTGCTTGCTCTGCAATGGCTTTGTCTTCGAGGATGCGGTAGTAAACCCTTAAAGCGTCAGTTATGGAAGTGCAATCGTTGTATTTTTCATCCACGATTAACGGAGCAAGGGTAAGGCAGTTAGTTACATACACACGAGAATACCCGCCCAACAGCTCTCCCGTCATTTCTTGCGTCCATTCAGTGCGGTTAATCGCAGCTTCGCGGCTACGGGTGGTGTGAACTGCACAGACAGATTTTATAGTTTCACGCCAGGTTAGGTCAAGCCGACGTAGGTTGGTTTCGAGTTCAACTTCAAAGTATTCAGCGGGGCTTAAAGCGTCCCGACGGTAGACAGGGATAAGGTTATACTTCTCTGGATTAGCTTTTCGTAACCGCAGCCACGATGTAAACCGACACCAACCATCAACAAGAGTGTTTGTTTGGTCTAAAAGAATGGGTTGAAGAAGGCCGTAACGTTCGATGGAACTACAAAGCTGTTCAAGGTGAGATTCGATGTCAGGCCGAGAGGCACTAGTGCCATCACGGACGCGGTGTTCGATGTTTATTTGTTCAACGGGGAATAATTCTTGGGACATATAGTTGGGGTCATTAAATGACCTCAACGGAGGGGTTAGCCCCCGTTGAGGACAATGTTAGTGGTTAGACGACGAAGCGAACAATCTTGTTAGATTCGTCTGGGTAGTCTTCGTTGCCCTTTTGCACTTTGACCTTTGCGCGGACAATCTTTCCCTCGTATCGGCCGAGGGGGAAGAACGCACCGATTTCACCACATCCGTCTTTCTCGAAGTTCGCGAGAGCACGGTTGATAGATGAGATGGTGTAGTCAGGGGTTGGCGTAATGCTGATGGTGTGGAACAACGGAAAGCCGGGGGCGATAGGTTCACCAGTGATGCTGGTGCGGTCGTCCGTGGTTTTCAGTTGTATTTTGATCACGTCGCCCGTGTCTTTGCTGTTGCGCTTTTGTTCGACTTTCACAACCGCGAGAGCATATTCGTCCGGCGGGAGCAACGGCATTGCGGTGGAGGTGTCGGTTTGGTCGTTCATCAGGATGGGGTTGATGTCACCTGTGTCTGATTGACTTTGTTGATTAGTCTCGTTAGACTGCGTTTCCTCTGCTGTTTGCTTTTCTTTCTTCATACTAGTTGTATTTCTGTTGTTTGTTAAAAAGCGGTGAAGCGTCGCCGCTAACGTTGGACAATACGCCCAAAGGTTAAAGGCTGCCTACTAGAAGCCGGTCGAACATATTAAACACTACTTGTGTAGGCTAAGACTGGTCCTTAGATGTGTTAAGCGCGTAAGCCACACTAAGAGTATCCAGTGCCGTATATTATACGTGCTCATGTTGCCTTGTCCCGTTCAGCAGCCAAATCATATTATTACTTCTTAAGGAATTTCTCCACCGCTTCGTAAGAGGCTTCAAGTGTGTTACCACAAAGGATGGAGTTTTTGAGTTGACTAACGGCAGTGGGGTGGGTGGTTACTATAGCTTTAAGTCCTCTTGTGCCACCTTGATCAACAAGCGTGCAGCGCCAGATGTCACTGAAGTAGTAACCAAAATAAGCACTAATGCCGGTGCTTATAGAGGGAACGTATGCTTCGATTGCGCCTTTTTTGTCGTATTCGATTTTTTCGTGGCAGTTGACGATTACGGTTTTACCAGAGGCTTTACATTCAGATAGGAAAGCGTGAAGCTCACGCTTGTAAGGAGCCCAGTTAAAACCTTCGAGTTCTTTGAGACCTTGCACGCGGCAGCTATGGGCGTAGAGTGCTTGGTCACACCAAGTGAGGGTGTCAAGGCCGATGGTTTGGATTGAGGGGTCTTTTATCGCAGCACGGGCGAGGGCGCGTAGTCGATCCCAACCAAATTTGAGGTCAACAAGGTCGCCTTTGTGGTGCTCGCCTTCGTCGTCTTCGTATTGAGAGATGGTGTCATACTTAAAAGGCTTGAACTTGTTGATGCTTTTTAAGTAACGGACGGGGCCGGCAAGGTTACGGTCGCAGTTAAGGATATACAACCCAGGGAACTGCATCATTAAGGTAGTTTTGCCACCACCGGGAGGTCCCATAAGGAGGATTGATAACGCTTCGGTTAGATTTTGGTCTGAGGTTTTCATGTTATTCCTTGTCGATACATTGGAGTTTTAGACGTTTTTCTGTGTGTTCAGGGACGTAAGTTGAAGGAACAACTACTAGTTCTTCAACTAATTTACAGTTTGGGGGCGGCTCCCCTGCCCAACAACGGAAAGAAAGACCGTCTATGGTTGTGGTGTAGTCAATGACTTTACCTCGGTATGTTTTCTCCCATTTACCTGCTTTGACTATCGCCATAACTTTTACGATTTTGTCGTGAGGTAAGTGGTTGAATTCGAGGCTACAACCTGTGTATATTTCAGCTTCTATACTTTCGGCGTCTAATTCTTCTGCGTGTGTTTGCAACCAAATAACACACTTAACAAACTTACCCCTCCGATTGTTTTCGTCTTTGATTTCTTGTTCTAGTATTTCTTTTATCATAGTTTTTACTTTCTGTATAATGGTGACCATTTGTTTTCTTCGAACGCATTTGATGCTAATGCTGTTGCACGGCTACGTTCAGGCAGTGAACAGACATTGAAAAACTCACACATACCATATTTGCCGCGGCAATGGTAGTGATGACGGGGAAAGATATTCCGGTCGTAGTGCCATAAAAACGTCTCAACTTGGTGGAGCATGTTTTCAAACCATTCTTCGAGTTGACCGGCAGGTTCTTTGGTGAAGAAACGTTGGCTTTCAAATGTGAGGGGAATAGCTGCGCCGGGTTTGCCACTCTTAGTAGGAGGTGCTATAACCTTACCAAGCACTTCGTCGAAGATAGCGTTTTGGATGCTTTCTCGCACCGCAATGGCGTCGTAGACATAGCCGACAGGTTCAATACCAGTAGATTCACGCAGCGCCCAACAGTAGCCTTTAAGTTGTTCCGACATTTGAGCTTCGTTCCAAGTGGTTTCACCAAGCATAGAGGTGGTTTTGTAGTCACGGACGAACACTCCTTCGGGAAATTTTACAACGCGGTCTATGCGGCCGATGTATATTATTCGACGACCGCGGACGATTTCGGGTATTTCGATAGCAAAAGGTTGTTCAACCATAGGCCAACCATACTTTGGGTGTGGAAGGATAGTGCTTTTATCCGCCGCAACCATAGGGTCGGTATTATACCCTTTGATTACTTTCACAGCATTCTCGAAATTACGATAGCCTTCATTTTCACACGGAGTGGACATGAAGTGATGTTCGAGAATACGCACCTGCTTGCCTTCGTCGACTTCGTGGCCGTAGAAGTGCTTGCGGTTACGGAAAGCAAGAGCGGCGTGAATGTGGCGGCCGAAGCGTAAGGCTGCGCCTTCACCGGCGGTTCGACGGTTGTCGATGAAAGAGGTTTTACCTTTCCACGGACAGGTGGTGATTTGTTCTATAAGGCCGTTGTCGACCAAGAAACAGTTGTCAATGAAGCGGGTCATACGGGTTCCTCACTTTCCTCATCCCCCGCCAACAAATCCCCCAACAACTTCGCCTTTTGCGTCGGCGTAGCGTCCGCAGATTTGCGCGAGGTGCGTTGTGGTTTATTCTCTGCTGATAGCTGCTGTGACGTTCTCCGCTCCCTTATGAACTTTACGAACTCGTGGAGCTGTTCGTCCGTCATTTCTTCCACTGGTGTTTGAGTTAGTGCACTCCTCGCTGCATCCGCATTTAGTAAGGATGTAATTGATGAGGGTGTCACGATCGGCAATGGTGTAGTTGTTTGTTCTGACATAATCTGCTAGGTGTTTAAGGAATAATGCTTGTGCGATTTGGATGCCACCATGTTCGAGTAGAACAAGGCGAATGGTGTTGACGTCGTCCGCAGGCGCGTCGAGGTTTAGGCGGATTGTTTGGCCGTCGTAGGAACGATAAGGGTTTATGTATGTGGGGTTTTTCATAGGATGGTGTAAGTATCTCCGTCTTTAGTAACGGAGATGTCATATTTCTGTTCGAGGGATTTGATGTCGAACGTGGTTTGAATGGTTGACGGCTGTAAGAGGAGTTGATGGTGATGAAGAACAACTACTGCGTGGATTAGTTCCTCAGAAGGGTTGACAAGGTTGATCTTTGCAAGGTCTTCGATGTCATGGTCGACGTCCTGCGCCCGCATGACCTTATTTGGAGGAGTGAGTTTCCGCACAAGGTCGTAAGGGCCACAGACAACCTTGCCGGGCTGTGCGTTGGTGGAGACCACGACCTCGTCGCAGATTTGGATGAACTTCGCCATGTCCCAGTCGATTGGCCATTGGTTGTTACGGAGGGATTTTATAGCTATACGGATACGGGTGCTAAGGGTCTCCGTAGAGGCGACAGGTGGTTGTGGGGTAAAGACTGAGAGTTGTGGCCAACGCTCGGTGAGTTCGCGGAGGTAACGTTCGTAGAGACGAAAGTGCCGCTCGGTTTGGAGGTAAGGGAGGGAGTTATTCATGTTCGTTATTTTTAATAGAAAGGTTTATTTCTATGTTACGTAGTATACGACGGATTTGTTCAAGCCGATGTAATAGCTCGAAGAAGGCGCAAACAGGTATACCAACTTCAAATATAGTCCATAATGTTTTCATTTTCTGTGTGTATACTCCTTTCTGATTTGTGCCTCTTGTATTGCAAGCATGTCTTTCAACTTCGCAATGTCGAGTGCGTAACCGTCGTCAGGGTCGACGTCGGCGGTGAGTTCAAAACGGACACTTTCATAGTTGCCGACGTTGATTGTGCGGCCTAGAGTGATTCGAGTGATTTTCATTCTGGTTTCCTTTCGTCGGCCACAGTTATGACCTTAATTTGACAACAACGAAGAACACATATTTCGTCAACGTTTATCCACAAAACCTTGCCGTCGGCTCTTATACGCACTTCGACAACTTTGGGAGACGTTATATCTAACATACTAACTTTTTCAATTTTCATATTTTTCTGTTCATGTCATTTAATGACGCCAACGGATTAAAAAATCTAGAGTTATTTGAGTTATACGTGGACGATATAGCTCTTGATTAGTAAAAGACCACGGGGGCTAACCACCAATACGATGTCACTCCGCCGAAGCAGGTAATACGGTAAAGATGGATGCCACGAAAAGGTTGCACATCAACACTCCGGTTACTTTCCGTCATCTGGATAGTTGTTAGGCTCCAGTCCATGTTGATGTGCAAGGTGTTTACGCCTTCAACCCGGCGAGAGGATTGGCACGATAGGCTTTGACTGCGAACGCGACAGCACGAATGTTCTTCGCTTCGTGTTCGGGGTCGGAAGTATCGACCAGTTCCACCGGCACGCCGGTGATGTCAGTGATTCTCGCCAACGAGACGCGCAGTTTCTTCTGCCCTTGTGCGAGCAATGCCTTCGCGGTTTCGAGGTCGAGCTTACCGGGTTCGGTAGAGGACGGACCTTTACGCTCACGCTGAGACGGATCAAACTTGATCTTGTCGTTGCTGTCGTCGGGGAGTGCGGAGTTCACCGCCATGATTTCGTCCAGTATGGACTGGAAGGTGGTCACTGCCACGCCCTTTGTCGCGGCAACACGACTAATATACTTCCCTTCGGATTCGTCGAAGACTTGTTCGATTGTGCCGGACGTGTCGGGCTTCGCACCGGGTTTGTTCTTTGTCTCACGCGGAATGTCGGGGTTGAGTTCCGCCAGCTTGATGGCAAGTGCACGACGAATCTCTGCGAAAGCGCCGCGATACATGACGTTTTCAATCGCGTCGTCGAGCACCGCGACGCCGGTGCTGTTTTCATCCATCCGGAGCACACCCGCAAGAGCGGAGTATTCGTCAATGGTGGTGGGTGTAGTTACGCGGAATTTCAATCCGCCCTGAAGTTCCCAACGTGTTTCTTTCATACTAATGTTTTTTACTATGCAGCTCACGCTGCGGTGTTTAAACGTAGAGACAGCTACGGTGCTGATGAACCATCAAGGTTCAAATTGGTTAAAAGTTAATCCCACATTTCTTACCTTGCGGTATGGTTTCAGAAACGATTGTGTCTAACGACGAGAAGTCGAATGATAGTTCACGACCCTTTACCCCTTCGGCGGTCATTTTACAGCCTTTGACGGCTTGATCGACGGTGTTGCCAATGCCGACTACACAACAAGCTAAGGACGAAGATGGGAGGACGTAGTAGCTATAGCCAACCTTGTATGCTTTGAAGAGTTTTACATACGGGCGGAGTTTATCTTCAAAGACTAACTCCATTCGATGGTCGTTAGCCCAGCCGGAAGTGCCGACTAGGACTGCGGCGTAGGCACAGCGTGGGGAGAGTTCGACAACGTTGTTTAGACCCCACGCAGCGTTAGTGATAAAGGTGTCAAGGTGCTTTAACGCCTCAAGCATCGCCGCCATTGGTGGGTGAGGCGCGCGAATTGTAAGGTCGACAGGATAACCATTACCAGAGGGAGCGACACGGACTTCGGTGGAGACAAAGGTGGATGCGGAGGTTAGGTGTGGTGTAATACACACATTGACGTCTTCCAGCACTTTCGGCAGTTGGCTACTGTTAAATTTACCTATATACGCACTATCCTTAGATTCATAACCATACGGATGCACCACTGGCCAGTTGCCGTGGTTACAGAGACTATCACTCCCAACCTCAACCGCAGGGTCGATTGGAGTTTCGATAATGAATTCTAACGTTGGGTCGTTGCCATACTCTGTAAAGAGTGGGGCGATAAATTGTTCAAGCGTTGTCTCCCACGTCTCGTGTTTGAATGTTTCAATCTCACGAAAGCCACTACATTTAATAAAACATTCGTCGTTTTTATGTCTAA